CCTGTAATATAAACACTAATCCGCGGCGCACTAGGTAACTTATTTTCACTATTTTCTCTAATAATATTTGCTACTTGTCGTGTTAAATCCCCGTACATTACTGGTACGTCTTTAGTAACACCCTTACCGTCTTTAACAGGAAAGTTACTTAATATACGCATCATTTGCGTAGTATATTTTCTTATTTGTCCGTCGTAAAAGTGTAGCATTATGAGTTATTATCCGCTCTTGGTTTTAGTGCATTTGTTAAACTTTGTCTCTCTGTAACAGTCTCACCGTTTATATTGCTTGCCGCAGTATTGTTAATAAACGAAGTTTTTTGAGTCTGACGTTCTAGTGTATTGCTTAATTCCATACGTACATCATCTTGTACTTTAATCCATCGAGATCCTTCGTACTTAAACATTCTATTCGGTAAAAAGTCAGTTCTCAAAAAGTAATCACCTTCTTGTTTATCTGGCGGAAATGATATTCCGAATCCAAACGGCGCAGCATTAGGAGTATCACTACCGTTACCAACTAAGTAACCGGTATATCCTGCTCTATCAGGACGATCACTAATTTCGTCTGTATTTGTAGTAATATTTGAAGCATCTATATCTGCTACATCGGCTGTTTTAAGTGCAACAGTCCCGTCATCGTTTGTTGCAACAGTGTAATAGTGATCTATATTAAATCCGCTCTTAGGAGAATCTATTTCTGCTTGTGCAACAACAGCATTTGATATTTGCATTTCTTTTTCATATGTTGAAAGTAAATCTCTTAAAGTAGTATCGCTTCCTTCTTCTGCAGGTAAATCAAGTATTTCTGCATATTCTTGCCCATCGTATATTTGCTTTAATTTTAAGCGATATAAATGTGGATACCAAGTATGACTAAATCCTTCTGCTGCACGATTAACATCTTCTATTACATAGAATCTTTTTAGTGCAATATCTAAGTCATTTGCTGCATATTCGTCTTTTAAATGTGGTAATTCTAATACATCACCTGACATAGGTTTGCGCCCGATAGTTTTTACTATACTATTAATATGTACAGTAAGCATAAGCGTATCATTACTTAAAAATAATCCAAATGCACTTAAATCAAAGTCAATATCTTGTACATTATAAATACCCCGTGTTGTATATACATCAGGATCATACTTTCTATCTCTATTTTCAAGGAATAATAAGTCTTGTATATTAGTTTCTTTAACAACATCGTATTCAGGTTGTGTCGAACTGCGGTCGTCAGCTGACGGTGCGTTAGGTCCTAAGTATTTGTGTATGTTAATATCAGTTCCGCCAACAGTAAACATCTCATAAACTTGTTTGTCTATGAAATTGTAGTCATTGCCGCGTTCTGGTTTATATAAGCTAAGTCTTGGCATATACATATTTATCGTTACGATAAATACAATGTGGAGAACATGTATGGCAGACTTAGCAACTAAAAAACAAGAAGTATTCGATTACGTTAACGCATTTCTAGGCGGTGGCATGGTTGATGTTGAATTGGATCCAATTCATTACGAAACAGCATTAACTAAAGCACTTACACGCTTTAGACAGCGTAGTGATAATTCGGTAGAAGAGTCTTACTTGTTTCTTACTACAGTAATTGATCAAAACGATTATACTTTACCGAATGAAGTTATGGAAGTACGTAAGTTATTTCGTAGAAGTGTAGGTTCAAGAACAGGCGGAGGCGATGGCGGTACTATATTTGAACCGTTTAATTTAGCATATACAAATACATATTTGTTGTCAAGTTCACAAATGGGCGGCCTAGCAACGTATGATATGTTTAGCCAACACCAAGAATTAGTAGGTAGAATGTTTGGGTCTTTCATAGAATTTAAATGGAACCCTGCAACTAAAAAGTTAACCTTATTACAGCGCCCCCGTGCAGAAGAAGAAATATTACTATATGCATATAATTATCGTCCAGATGAACAGTTGCTAGATGATTATCTAGCAAAACAATGGATTAAAGATTATACTCTTGCTAGTTGTAAATATATTCTAGGTGAAGCAAGATCAAAGTTTGCTACTATTGCAGGACCTCAAGGTGGATCAACACTTAATGGTGATAGTCTTAAAGCTGAAGCACAAGCCGAAATGGAAAAACTAGAAGCAGAAGTAAGTACATCAATTCCAGGTGGTGTTGGTTACGGATTTACAATAGGCTAAAAACACTTGACATATCTAGTAAACTAGTATATAATATAAACTACTATAAAGGATTAGATATGTTACCTAAATTGTTAGTTGTTGGACACGGCCGTCATGGCAAAGATACTGTATGCGAAATGTTAGAAGCATACGGATATACATTTCAATCGTCAAGTAAATTTTGTTCAGAACTTTTTATCTTTAATGATCTTAAAGAACAATATGGTTATGCTGATGAAGAAGAGTGCTATATAGATAGACACAACCATCGTACTGAATGGTACAATATGATACATAATTATTGTAGTGACGACTTAGCAAAGCTAGGACGCAACTTATTTGCTAAACATGATATCTACTGTGGATTACGTAACAAGCGTGAATTCTTTGCAATGCAAAATGAAGAGATCTTTGATTATGCTATATGGGTAGATAGAACAGATCATTTGCCTAGTGAAGATCCTAGTTCAATGAGTATTGAACAATGGATGTGTAATTATACTATCGACAACAACGGTGATTTACAACGTCTAGAAAGAAATGTAGATATCCTTATTAATACAATATTTAAAAATCAGGGCGTAGATCTCCCTGCTTCCAACGTACTCCGTCAACTTGAAGTATCCGTTGACAGTTAGCACATATTGTCTTTAGATTAGTAGGACGACAATTATTTAGATCTCCGTCAATATGAAACACATTAAACTGCTCAGGATGTTTAGATTTAAAATTACATTTTTCACAAGTGTCTTTTTTAGTATATCCTCGTTGTTGCCATTTAGGCACACCGTGATTAATTCCGTTACGTAGACAAGTCTCACATAGACTTCGGTAATATATTTTATTCCCTTTTTTATAATTTATAGCGGCAGGTTTTTGTCCGCATTTACATAATGGTCTCATATTGTATTTACCTCACCTTTTTGGTGCCTTTTTCGGTGGAATTATCACACTGAATTATTCATAATGTTATAAATACAACTAGCAGAAACACTATCCAAACAGGAGAAATAATATGGCATTAGTATCACCCGGCGTAGAAGTCAATGTAATTGACGAATCATTCTACACCCCAGCAGCAGCAGGCACAGTACCTGTAATATTTGTTGCTTCTGCCAGCAATAAGACAAGTAGTTCAGGATCGGGAATTGCTCCTGGTACAACGAAAGCTAATGCTGGTAAAGCATACTTAATCACCAGTCAACGAGAACTAGGTGAAACATTTGGAGATCCAATCTTCAAATCAGACTCAAATGGAAATATGATCCATGCAGGCGAATTAAATGAATATGGTTTACAAGCAGCATATTCAGCATTAGGCGTAACTAATGCAGCTTACGTTGTAAGAGCAGACTTAGATCTAGGACTATTAGAACCTAGTGCAACAGCACCAACAGGTGAGCCTGCAAACGGCGCATATTGGTTTGACACACAAGTTACTAGCTTTGGAATTTTAGAATGGAACGCAGCAAGTATTAATACAACTGGCGGACAATCATTCACTAAACAACTTCGTACAGTAGTTACTGAAACAGCAGATATTGATACTGTAACAGATGCTCCAAAAACATCTATAGGACAAATTGGCGAGTATGCAGTTGATGCAACTACAACAATGAATCGCTTATGGTATAAAACAGCTGGTACAAACACATTAGCCGGTGCCGCAGGTAGTTGGGTAGAAGTAGGATCAGATGCATGGACAGCAAGTCATTATGCAGTACGTGGTTCAAATACCAATCCAACAGTAACAATTGGTGATTCAATTATTATTAATGGAACAACAGTTGTAGCAACAGGTACTTCTGTAGCAACTCTTGCAGCAGATATTAACACAGCTAACATTACTGGCGTAAAGTCTGCAGCAGTAAGCAGTGCTTTAGAAATTTATGCTAACAGTACAG